CTTTGCATTACAGATGCGCCTACAAGAGTTAGATAAATAATATAACAAAACAAATTATGAGAGTACAAATTCCACATTGGGCCAAAGATGTTAAAGACGAATCAATACTATTACTAATTGCATTTGCACACAGAGTAACTATGAAGTATGGTCATGATGATTGGTACAGTCTACATAAAGAGGATGCAGCTATTATCTGTAATAAGAGAGCTAGTGGTTTAGTTCAATGGTTACAAAAACAAGAAACTGGTCTGATGGAGTTTGGCGAACCATATGATCACACTCTGATATTTAAGATGCCATATATACCTCACCGTGGAGGCAGTGAAAAATTAGTTGAGTACATTGAGTTCTCAAAAGAAAGAGAACGCCTAATATGGATGTACATCTTAGGTTGTGTTAACCATAATATTATACAAGATGGTATAGCAAAGTCTAATGGTAGATACAGAAAAAATACAGCCCAAGTTACAGAGTTTTCAATTAGTAGAGTAGCTGAAGGGTATATCAAAAAAAGAGACCGAATGAATGAATAAATTCTTAGAAGAAAACTATGATAAAATAATCAGTATGTCTCGTAACATATGTAAGTGTCATTTAGATACTGCAACTGAATTAGGCCATTATGCCATCGAACAGTTTATGTTGAATAAGAGAGGTCAAGAGATAGTAGACAAGAAACAAGGCATGTTATTCCTCAGTGGTATTATATGGCGTTCATATAAATCAAAGACATCACCATACCATAAACTGTATCGACAGAGCGGTAGAGTCCACGAGTTATATGAGTCAACAGCACAGCGTATAGCTGACACTGTAGCAGACACTGAGTATGACGTGGAACAAGATCTAACTATAGAATCCATACAAGGTATCTTAGAAGACATGTTGTCTGATACCGTAGAGCAGTGGTACCGAGCAACGTTGTTCAACATGTACGTTCATGAATCCAATTACTCAGAGTTAGCGAGGATCACAGGTATACCACGAACGAGTATATCACAAGCAGTACAAGAATGTAAGGCTTACATAAAAAAACGAATAGACAATGGAACTACTACTTAGCATATTAGGAGCCGCAGGCTTAGGACACTTAGCCGCAGACTTCTTCTCACGATACGAATGGATGCCAGACAAACCAATGAAATGTAATATGTGTATTACTTTCTGGTTAAATGTCGGACCTTTTATATTCCTATATGGATGGCGTGGTGTTTTGTATACTGCATTAGCATCAATTATATCAGAATTATACTTAAGACAATTACTATGACACAACAAGATTTGAAATGGCTCGAAGCCAACCAACTGATTTTTGGTAACATAAGGTTAACCAAAGAGCAACACGCAGAAATGTTTGACATCTACAACAGAATAACAGGCGAGAACAAAAGGACTACCTCTTGTGGACGCTGTGTAATGTCAGTTAAAAAAAGATTAAAATTCGAATATGAAAAGCAAAGAAATCAAAATTGATGGTATCACCTATAAGGTGTCATCTACAACTGAGACTGGTTTGAAGTCAGCGATCAGTTCATTAAAGAAATCATTGAAACCTAAAAAAACCAACACTAACAATGGAGAAGAGGAAACCGGGCAACCCGAACTTTCATAAGGGTATGCCATCAGCAAATCCTAATGGTCGACCTAAAGGTGCAAAGAATAAGACTACTGAGAATATCAGAAAAGCTTATCAGCAACTAACCGAAGACAACTTAGAAAATATGACCATATGGTTGAGTCAGATCGCAGCAGATGATCCGAAGCAAGCAATGGAAATGATGATCAAGTTATCTGAGTATGTAATACCTAAGTTGGCTCGTCAAGAGATTACAGGTCAAGATGGTGAAGATCTATTTAAGAATGTGTCATTTGACTTTGGACCTGATATTAACTCAGACGAAAGATTAGAAGAATAGATGCAATACACAGGGTTTACACCACATACTAAACAGCGTGACATGGTCAATGGCATAATTACATCCGATGCTAAGTACCATGTTGCGTGTGTTGGTAGACAGTTTGGTAAGTCTATGATGGCTATGAACCTCGTACTATATTGGGCTATCAACAATGGTCCATGTAAAATACTTTGGGTTTCACCAGTATACTCACAAACTAGTAAAGTACAGAAAGAATTGATGTCAGCGATAGGAGCTTCAGGTTTAGTCAAATCATGTAACTACTCAGAAAACTATATCAGTCTAAAGAATGGTAGCGAGATCTTATTCAGATCAGCAGAGAAGTATGATAACATACGTGGACTTACAATGGATTATGGTGTATTAGATGAAGCAGCCTTTATGAAGGAAGATGCATGGCGCGAGGCTATCAAACCAGTATTTCTTGTTAGAGGTAAGAAGGTACTCTTCATCTCAACACCTAAGGGCAAAAACTGGCTGTATGAACTGTTTCAGTTAGCCAACTCAATTGAGTACCCTAACTATCAAGCCTACACTGGTTCATCATACGATACACCATATATAGAAATATCAGAAATAGAAGATGCCAAACGCACGCTACCAGAAAATGTATTTCAACAAGAATACCTTGCTAAATTTATAGATAGTGGAGGTGAAGTATTCTCAAACTTAGATCAATGTACACAAGACCAATGGCCAAATGCAAGAGGTAAGATCTATTGTGGTATTGACCTTGCAAAACAAGAGGATTATACTGTGGCTACCTTTATGGACTCTGATGGCAAAGTGATTGAGATCTATAGAGCCAATGCACAAGAGTGGTCTACTATGACACGTAACATCTTAGATCTAATTAGAAAACACAGAGCTACTGTAACTATAGAAGTAAACTCAATAGGTGATGTTATCTATGAGATGATAGCCAAAGAGTGGCAAGACACACATCCATTCCAAACTACATCAAAGTCTAAAACAGAAATTATAGAAGGTCTGATACTAGATGTCAATGAAGCTAACATTCAGATACCATCTAAAAAGCTGTGGCCTTATCTCTATGATGAGCTTTCAGTATTTACATATGAATATAATCCTAAATCTAGATCAATCAAATACGGACATCCTCAAGGCTTCCATGATGATACTGTAATTTCATTAGCATTAGCCAATTACTCTCGTAAACAGATGAAGTCCTATGGCTCTTATGCTGTGATGGGTAAAAGGTAATTCAATCTTTAACTAATTTATATTTCTTACTAGATGAGCATTAAGATTAATATTAACGACAAACAATTTGCGATTCCCGATCGACTGACGGTAGCGGAATACTCAAAGGCTATCCAATTTGATTGGTCAGACAGCAAGTATTATCCAATGATAATTTCACAATTAACTGGTGCACCTCTACTTTTAATGTCAAAAGCAAATGATGAGATCTTACACTTAGGTATGGGATTTGTAGTTAAGTCTATGAATGATCGTAAAGAATGTAAGATGTTAGACTTAGAAGGTCTGACGTTTGGTCAATGGGTTGATTTAGATGTTTACCTAACAGGAGGCTTAGATACTAATATAGAAAAGATTATAGAGATCTTAACACCTGATGCTAAGTGGGCAGACGAAGCCATGTGGGCAATAGATCAATATGCAGCATTTAGAACTTACATATATAGACAGTACTCAGTACTCTTTGGTATAAATCAAAAAGAAACCTTTGATGAATTAGAACCAGAGAACAAAGACAAACAAGCCAATGCTCGAGCATGGTATAAAATTATAGTTGGTTTAGCTAATGGTGATATTCTTAAATTAGATGAAGTTACAGAACAGCCTCTAAAGAAAACACTTAACTTTATGTCTTTACAAAAAGAACAACAGTTAGAAGAAAACCAACGCAAACTAAAAGAACGTAGACAATATGACTTACAAAGAAATCGTCGATAGAATACACTATGTATGTAGAGCACATGATATAATCAGAGAATTTGGTTATGGTGCTATCTCAGATCTAAAGACTCTAAACACAGAGGCTAACTCTAATATATATGATGATTCAGCTTATCTAGAATCACAGACTCTATATCCATATGTGTTCTTAAACCCTACACAGTCTACTAGATCATCACAAGCTGTTACGTATAGATTTAATATGATTGTTATGGACACAGTCTTAGAGAGTGGTTTAGAGCTGCTACCTAATCCACAAGATGTAGATCAAAGGGATCCTCCTTACGGACAAGTCCTACAAGTACAATCTGATTGTGCACAGTATGTAGATGATATTATAGCAGCACTAAGATTTGGTGCTGATATGCAAATTGATATACAGCTAACAGTTAACCTAACACCATTTAAAGAGAGGTTCCAAGATACTGTCGCAGGTATGACAGCTACTATAGAAATAGAAGTAACTAAACCAATAAATATGTGTATAGCACCATTCTAAGATGACAGTAGAAGAATTTGAAAGAGCATTAGAAGGTTTCGGAGAAACTCTTGGTAATCTATCACCAGTCTTATTTGACTTAGGTGGTCAGATTGTTGATGATATGAAAGCCAATGCTCCTTATGATACAGGTAACTTAAAGTCTAGTATTAAGGCAGTTATTGACGAGGACTCTTTATCATTTGAGATGTTAGCATATGGTTTGTTTCAAAACTTTGGTGTTAAAGAAGATTACAATACAAAAACAGAACACAAACCATTTAACTCTCGATTCGGAGGTATTCAGAATCCAGAAGAAGTACCATTTGGTGTAGAGCCACAACCGCTCTCAGGTAATTTCTATAAATATAAGACAAGGAAGTTTGGTTTACCTAGACGTAAGTTCTTTGATGTAGATCAAATAGCAGAGACTATAGCAAATGGCGTAGCACAACAACTAACAACAGAATTTTAATTATGGCAAACACAGTTAATAATATAAACCACATACAAGTACCTAACTCATCGTTAAGTGGTGCTTTCGATATGGCATATGGTCCTAATGCAATTACATTAGAAGGACTTACTACAGGTGACAAATAT